AATCCCACCGGACTTCACCCGCGACTACTGCGAAGAAGTCTATGGCGTGACCGGTCAGGTGTCGGCTGTTCATGGTCGTACTGGCCCCAGAAGCGACTAGTTCCTTCTGCCGTTCCACTGTCCGCATACCTTCTGATATCCCAAAGTCTACCGGTACTCGTTTGATTGACTCTGTGATGACCTCAACGAGGTCTGGGTGTACGCCTTCGAGACGGCCCATAGACCGCTTAGACAACTTGAATGTCATCGTTTAGTTCCTTTTTATGTACTTTAATCGTTCGTTACGACCGGTCTGTAGACCACACTTCAGTACGCACACCGTTACGCATACGACCACGGGATCGTCCCACCATCGCACCGCCTTCCATGAACTCCATGAAGTCATCGATTTCGTCATCCATGCGCTGTCGTAGTACGCCTTTGGCTGCTTCATCCACGTCTTGACCCATAGATCGCATGTAGTGCGCGACGGCTCCTGCTAGAGCGTCTAGGCGATCATCGTGACGTAGTGCACCACGGTCCCGCGTGATGTGTGTTAGCTGATACAGTAGGGAGAACGTGTGGTCCTCTGTACGTGCTTCACGTTTCGCTAGGTCTTCGTCTAGTACCAGCCTGTGTTGCGCCATTACGGGCTCCAGCGTGTCGATGATACGACCTTCTTTCTGACCTTTAGCCCATTCGGACTCCTTAACGGTGCAGCCGCCTTGCCATATGTTCGACAGTATCGGTTGGAACGCTACGGTCCACATGCCTTGTCCGTAGTTCGGCTCGACCTCTATGGTACTCACATTGTATTTCTTAGCGTCTACCGCGATCCGTGCCATTGCTTCAGCGGGGTCGGACGCAAAGCCACAACACTGTAGGACGTACAGTATCCCATTGAGTGCACCTACGATGGCCCACGCCGTTTCGTCTTTGCCACGTCCTGATGGATCAACGAATAGCACCTTGGACTCATAGGGTTCCCATTCGGTATCAACGAACAGCGGTCGCAGCATATGGTCTCCACTGAAGCCCACGTTGGGAATATCACGGACCAGATTGTGCTTATCGTTGTGTCTCCCCCATTGAACCGTGAGTGGTGCTTTAAGGGGATTGCACGACATTACGATCAGATCGGACTGTCTCAGTGGGTATCGCTCTGCGTCACTAAGGGACGTGTCGAGCATGTACTGCAGCGCGAAGGACGCTTTGCCCTTGGCTTCGATGTGCATCAGTTCGTCTTCTGCAAAGCGACTGTCTGTGGGTCCACCGTGCTTGATCTTGTTGTTGTCGAATAGATCACGCAAGTAGTGCGCTAGGATATTTACTTCACGGCCCGTTTGATTGTCTGTCAGAATGTAGTTCTTCAGTTTGTCCGCTGTGGGGAACCTGACGGGGATCGTGAAGCACCGGAAGCCCATCTCTTTGACGAGCGTATTGTACACACTCTCCTCGGTCTGTGGTGTCCCTAAGAAGATGATGTCGCCTTTACCCCACTCGGTCTTAGTGATCGGAACGAAATCTGACTGCACGATCTTAACGATCCGACGTCGGGCTTCTTCAGTCAGTGAGTTCCGTTCCACTTCGATGTCATCAGCGATTAACAACGTGGCCCGTGACCCAGTGATCTGACCAGTGATACCCCGCGCCACGACTGAATACGATTGAGACAATGAGGCACTGGCAACGTCAAACTGTTCTGCCATGTCGCGTCTGGTCGCGCCGTTATCGCGTGGCCCGTCGAGTAGCCACTGTACGAGGGGCATCGATTGGCAGATACCCTTGGTTTGCGCCACGAACTCTTTGGATTTACTACCCGTGGCACTCACGACCATGATCTTCTCGTCGCGAGGGTTCCTCATCAGTCTCCATATTGCATACGCACTGGTGATGTACGACTTGCCGAGTGACCGAAAGCACCTAATGATGTCTTCCCTGGGTCCACTTGTGAGTTCGTCTGGTGATTCAGTGGTGTCCACGCCGTATTGTAGCCGGTAAGCGATCTCATACTGGGCAGGGGTAGGCTCTGGCAGTCCTAAATGTTGCCATGTGAGGTACAGAAAGTTCCGAAAGTCCTCGTATGCGGCCCACACATGTGGTGGTGCGTTAGTTTCCCAATGGGGCTTATCGTTTATCACCAGTTCTTTGAGCATCTTCACGTCTCTTTCTGATTTCTAAAGCTTGTTGCCGAATGATTTCCGCTTGTTGCTTCAGTTCGAACTCTTGTCGCGTCACGTCGCACACCGGCTGGACGCGCTGCGACCGGTCGGGGAACTTAATGATCTTCACGACCGGAACGGCATTTCTTTGGAGTACGCATGGAGACTGTCAGCTAGCTTTACGCTGCTTGTCAGATCAGTCAGGTCTGCTTCTGGCGGGAACGTCTTTAAGAAGTTCACACATGCTGACACCATGGACGGACTGAGGTCTTCCGAGGTGTCTGCGACGATGGTGTTCAGCCGCTCTAACAGGCGGTCTCTAAGTGGTGCAGTGTCTTTCACTTAGCTATTCCTTTCATCTTTTCGAATGATCGCAGCCCTGCCATACCCAAGAGTGCAAACAGCAACTCAAACAGTAAATCGGTGGGGAACACGGGTAGTTTGTCTAGGGGGTAGTCGTTAGCTACAGCAACCCACTGTGCAGCGGGTGCGCCAATGAACATCCAGAAGACGCCCAGCGCACAGCACCACCCGACAGCGGGACGCCAGCCAGAGACCCACACAGATCGATGTGCTGCTTCTGTTTTGTTCGTCTCGACTTGTGCCAGATTAATGTCGTTAGCCGCTTTGATCAATTCGAGTTCGATTGTTTGCTTTGCTTTTTGCGCTGCGTCAGCGTCGGGGATAACTTTGTCTACCGTCGAGAGAACTTGAGGTAACAACGACGTAATGATGTTTAACATTAATGACTCCTATAGGATTGCTAGAAGAACAGCCGCCACAATCGCTAAGATCAGGATGCCAATCAGAACGGATGTCCCAACGACCGCCATGTCTCCACGCATTTCGGCTTGTGCTTCTTGTTGTCTCCGCTTGGCAGCGGCACGGGCCTTCTGTTCTAGCTGTGCATCACGTTGCAACTTTAAGATGTCCTGCCACGCATAGTAACCGAAACGCCCGATGATTAACGCTTTGACTTCTGCAATATGTTCTGCAGCAAGCTGTTGGTTTATAACGATTTCTGTGACTGACTGCCCGTTCTGACGTGCTTTACGCTCTTCAGCTTTAAGTTGCTTAGAGCCTTCGAAGAGATCGTCTATTTGTTTTGCAACGCTTGAGATATCTTTTGCAGTACCCAAGGTTGACTTTAAGAACTCTACTGACTTGGTGATCAGTGCGATGCCCGTTAGTATTTCTGCCACCGCCATTTTGATCTCCTTTGGTCACGGTCGTGTTGCTAGCCTTTCGATTGCTGCCATGATTGCTTTCGTGTTTTCTTCAATTCGCGCTATTGCGACCGCTTGAACTTGAGTGGAACTTTCGAGCGACCCGACGCGCATTTGCATCGCATCGATGTCCTCCGAGTTTCGATGAATGTCAGACATCATCATGCTCACGGTCCACACTATGGCTGCGCCTTGAACCACAAGGCCAAAGATTAGCGGTGCGTGAATTAGTTTGTCTCTATGGTCCATTAGTACACCGTTGTTTTGTCTGGATCGATCACCGTGGGTACACAGTACGCGAGACCAAAATGTTCTTGAAACTGCAGTGTTCCAAAGCGACGAACCGTTTCCCGCGCAAAATACAGGCACGTTTCGATCTTGTAGAAATGCATGGGGGGTTCGATTGGGTTTCCCCCAATGAACAACATCAGGGTAAACACATGGGTCATGTTGTTAGCTTGGAGCCACCGGAAAGGTTACATCTGGAAACCCGTCCTGTTGTGGTAAGTCACGCAAGGCTTGTCTGTAAGTGCGCCACTCGTCTGTAATGCGGTCAGCCAATGCCATGTGGTCGGACGCCTCTAGTAGCTCGTTACGCCGCTCTCGTACTTGGGTTGACGTTGCAGCCACTGGGTCAGCTTGGAAGTCAGGCCAGTTTGCCATGTCCTCAGCATCTTCAAATACTGCGCTACTACCTGTTGTTTTGTTGTACCAAATCTTAGACATAATAAACCCTCATTGACCCTGAACCACCAGCACCTGCACTTGACCTTCCAGTACCGCCGCCGCCACCATGAAGTGCGCCATTAGTTCCTGAGCCCGTATTGCTTCCATGACCGCCATTGCCTGATAAGAAACTTTCGCTAGCAGTCGGAAACCAACCATAAGCATAGTGGCCACCACCGCCGCCGCCACCGCCAAAAACAGAATGATGGGCTTCTCCAGTCCAGCCTCCTTCACCACCACCTTGTTCGTAATCTGAACCAGTATTAACAGTTGCCCATCCAGTATGTATCGACTCCAATTTAAAAATATTGCCGCCAGTAAAAACACCCTTTAATGTTGTTCCACCAATCGTAACATTACCACCCGCAACATAGTAAACGAAATTA